CTAAGATTGCCTAATGCGTTATTAGTGTGTGCAGTCATTCCGCCATGTTGTGCGCCACTTGCTCTACGTGTTGCAGCTTTAGGAGCGGATGTGTTCAATGGTAGTTCTTCGTTCATTATTTAGACCCCTTGCGATCATTAGCGACGGCTTTTAAGAAATCGGCTTCACTCTTCCACATGGCTGGCTGATAACACTTTTCCTCAGCTGGCGTTAACTGTGACCATGCCAATGCGCCACTTGATTGTTTAGCACTTCCAGCAGTGCGCGAACCTTCAACCATCGGCGATGAACGTTTTTGTGGGTTGGCAAACTTTTCTAACACGCCTTTCTCAGCCAATCGCAATGCACTAGCTAATGTTTTACCGCTATCCATTGCATCATTGATTATCTTGTTGGCGTAGATCGTTCGAGCATCACTTACATCTTTAGCCCATGGGTTTTCTTCCATGAACTCCTCAACTTCACGCGCTTTCTGTGGTTGTGGCGGTGCAGGTTCAGCCTTAACTAGCCCTGATTGCTCTTGATTTGCTGCTATTTTTGCATCGAGGCGTTTAACTTCGCCCTTATCAGCTACATCAATTGCATCATCACGACGAGCGAGTAATTCTTCAAGCTCATTTTTAAGCTTAATTTCATGCAATGCGTTAAGGTTTTTAATCTGGTTATCTGTATCGTCTTTCAATCGCTCAACAGTTTTACGTAATGCCTTGTTGCTTTCGATTAAGTCATAACGCTCTTTGAACTCGCGAGGTGAACGCCATTCATCAGCATCTTTACCGCTTGCAATCCAATCAGCTTTAGACATGTGACCGCGTAAAGCTTCATCAACTTCTAGCTTTTCAGGGATTACATCTATCTCATCGGCTTCTTCAATATCTAATTCATCATTAATTACTTCAGCTTGATCAGTCATTGCATTCCTCCACCAAAATAGTTAACAAAGAGTCAGGCACAATCCGCCACTTTTCATAGCCCTTAGTGCGAGAAATCTGGCCTTCAAGGTGTTGATATTCAACCTTGTCGCCTATCTTAATTCCCCATATTTCGTGCGGTTTCATACTAAAGAATGGATGACTTGGCGGATATGACGAGGGATCACAACCAGTGAACCCAGCAAAGGCTATATTACCAATTGCACGGACATAGCCAACATCTACATTGGCTTGCTCTCGTCCAACATCACCGAGAAATATTCCGGCGGCGGTAGTGTCTTTCACCTCTTCCATCTCAAGTAACACGTTGTAACCTAAAGGCCTGATTCTTTCATTCATACGCTTTTTACCTCTGCTTGTTTAAAATCATTCATCTGCTTGCAACTCCTGCGGCTTCCACATCAATACATCTTCTAGACGCTCGCATGACGCAATACGAATGATGCCCTGAATTGCTATTGTTTCCATTGATGATAGGGTGAAATTTAAGTCAGATTGCCTGCTTAATAGCTCTAGTTCTGCTTCAAGCATAAATCGCTTAGTCACAATGTTGTCTTTCCACATCATGTAAGCGTCGGGGGATATTTGCAGGGATTTTATTGCTGTTTCTATATCTTCGGTGCGGATAGTCATTGCTGTATACCTTCGCTTTTAAATAGGTCTTTTAAATGCATATGCTGCAATCTACTGACAAGCGACTGTACAAGCTGTGAGGCTCTAGCTGGTGATACACCAAGCTGCTCAGCAATTACTTTAAAACTATAATCTTTATCCCTTAAATGCGCAGCAAGAAGTGCTCTTAACCGTGTATTTTCTTTGGTTAACGCTACCTGTTCTGAGGTTGACATTGTTGAAGGTGGGGAGGCCGAAGCTTTAGCAATAGCCTCTTGTTTTTTTATTATTATTATCTCTCGTTTAACATTTTTTATTTTGTAATTAAGCTCATCTAATTCTTTTTGTAAATCATCTAACTTTGACATGCTGTATACCTTCGCTTTTGTGCTCACTATGAGCGGGTGGAACTGCTTAGCCGACACTTGCCGACTTGTTAATAATATTACACTTTTGGTTGTTGCGCAATTTCTCTGTCGTTGGCCTGCTTCTCTGCCAGCAATCTTAATTCTTCAGTACGTGCAGTAATCTCGCTATGAGTTACATACATGCTAGTCTGATTCTTGGTTGCTTCTGTCTCAGCTTGCTCTAGCGTTAATAGCTCTTGAGCTTCTGTTAGCTTAGCTTGCTTGTCGGTCTTCTCGACTTCTGCCAATGTTTTAAGCTTAGCAACTTGAGCCTCCAAATCTTTACGATCTTCAGCGCGGCCAAGTAATGCTACTTGCAACTCTTGGATTTTGTTCTGTTGTTCTTGTAATTGATTAGCCTGTTCTTGAGCTTGTTTCATTTGCTGCATTTGAGCGCGGTCACTTGGCGACATCTCAGCTTCATTGGGGAATATTTCTTGAATGTTCTCGCTACCAATACGCTTAAAGTAATTCTTAATGATAGGTATAGCATTGCCACCCGCTTGCATTACTAAACCAACTTGAGCCAATTCAGCATCAGCTAACATCATTCTTTGAGTGCGTGAACTCATTTCAGGATTGGCACCGCAAACAATCGATAAGCCATCAGTAGCGAAGTCATCTGAATAACTTGCTTCGTCATCGCCTACAATCTTACGATATTCGTCATTGTCCAAATATTCAGAGTTTAATCTAAATAGAATCTCGAACTCGTCACCCATCGAATCAATAATCAAACTGATATGCGCAGTGTGCTGCATTAACGACTCTTGCACCATCGCCAGAGCTGTGGTCGGTGCAGTGTTAGACGTTATCTGCCCGCCTGCATCTACGTTAGCAGCAAAAGAACCAGCACTTGTTTTCATTGACTCATTCAATTGAAACAAAGTCATTGACGGCTCTTTGAATTGCAGCATGTAGATTGAGTTTTGCAATTGTTCAGCAGGAATCTCAGTGGACATTATCTGCCCCATCTTAAACTTGAAGTCACCTTGGCGCTTGCGGAATCCCTTAGCGCTCATTCCTATTTGTTGTGTGGCTAATGTGCCTGAATTCAGTAGATCATTCGTTACCTTATTAACGCCCATAGTTAGGGAGCCGATAAGGTGAAAGAATCCCATATCTAAATATGTGCCATCGTAACTAGGGATAAACCCGTATTTACTAATCACACCACACGGCTCAATACGCACAACTCTAAAGTCTTTCAGGTCTGAGGCATCTGGCAAGTCAGTCTTTGTTCCGTACTCTTCATCCTCTTTCATGATGTCAGCAGCGCGAGCACGTTGAGCCTCTAGCAATGGCATTGCCTTCATGTCTTTGAATTTGACAAATACGCCGTCATAATCAAATCTAGCAACAATGCGAACAACGCTTGCAGAGTATTTGTGCAAGGTGACTATGTAAGGCTCTTCATAGCCGTCTTTATCTAAATCTATCCAACAGTACTGCTCAAATAAACAATCCTCATTCTCGAATGCACTCGCGACGCCATTAGCCTCATTGCTTCCAGTATCGCCTTTGGTGTCTTTGCCTGCCATCGTGATCTTAGGCTCAATCCATAAACCGCTATTGACGTTCTCGACAATCTTGTTTTTGTTAATTGCGATTACATGAGTGAATGAACGGCATGACGCCATATCAACAGTAGCTTGATTGACGATAAAGTTAGGATAGTTAATTACATCACTAACGCATCGGCCTTTGCCTTCATCGTAATATGTTTTCTTGAATATCGAGCCAACATTATGCAATGAATACATTAGTCGCTTTTGATCTCTGCGCCATTCCTTCATGTTGTCGTTGATTTGCCAGTTCATTATTTCTGTGACGCGGTCAGCGCGTTGTGTTTTCTCCTTGATGGCTTTCTTCTTCTCCTTAATTGTTGCCTCACGCTCACCGATAGCGGTTTGAATCTCTTGCAACTGTTGCAGCATTTGCGGATCAATAGGCTCTTGTGCTTCTTGCATTTGCTGTACTTGCTGAGTGATACCATCGAGAGCTTCTTTCATCTCTGCGACTTCATCGGCTTTCTTATCAATTACGTTTTGAAGAGTAGCAATACCAATGATTTCAGCTTTAACCAAAGCCATGTCGCGCATAATCTCTACCGCTGCACGATTGCCAAAGTTATTCGATGCTTCAGTTAATAGCGTAGACTTAAAATTAGCCGACCCTTCCCACGGATCCGATCTACCAACAAACTCAGGCTTACAAAGTTTCAAACCCTCGTCTACTGAGTCGATCCAGTCCTTCATGGATAGTAAATCTTCATCAGCGCGCCTAAGCACATCAGTCGCAATAATATGTAGCTCTGTCTCTGAAAGATCAGCAGCAATATTTGTTTTGTCCATCATTGCTATAAGGCTTTTCACGCTCATAATTCTTCTCTTTTAGTCAAAACCCGTGTTTTTGGCAACTAAATCATTATTTGATAGCAGATTACTCTAAATATGCTTTGTTATAAACTTCGCCAGCGATGCTATTTTGCGAATCTATTCTTCTATAATTAGCAAGCCCAAATTCATTAACAGTTACTTCCCACCCGTTCGCGTTCAATGCTTTATGAGCATAATCCAAACTGTCTTGATGAAAATAGTAATTAGCTCTTTCGCTTTCTAGTATTGTTACTATTTTAATTAATGCCTCTAGCGCCATTTCTTCTTTGCTTAAGTGTGAATTGGCTTTTCGCCTACTTGAAATATCCATCATGCCCACCTTGAATTGGCTGTTTGTGGCTCATCGTCGTAGTCGTCAACGCTGCCAATATCTTGTTTTCTAATCGCATGTCTACGCATCATGTAAGCGTATCTAATTGCTGAGATAATATCATCTTTTACCTTGACAATGTTTCCCTTCTCATCTCTGTGATATTGCATAAACTCATCAAATGTTTCTGATAGATGATCGAATATAAAGAATTTGCCAAGGTTTATTAGATTGTACAGCTCCATTATACCTTGCTCAACACCATTACCACCCGCTGGCCATGTAGCATGATCATCAAGCATTAACCAGCCTGCGTCCTCATAGTAAGACTTCTGTTGTTTAGCGCTGCCTTTCTCTGTTTGCAAACCATCATGAGGCCATGCACTAGGGACGTCTTTAGCCCATACCTTGATAGCTTCCCATAATTCGTAGGGTTGTTTCTTTGCTGCCTTTCTAGCGCGAGCAACGTAAACAATTCCTTCATCTTGGTTAAACCATAATTGAACGTGTGCCTGTGGGTGATCCCACCCAAAGTCCATTCCGTTGATTACTGTCCAATGGTCGGGACAATCAAACGGCCTAATCTTGCAAGCGTTTATATCTAAGTCAAATATTAAGCCAGTACCAAGCAATGGTAGGCCTTTTGTCCTCATATCACGTTGCCACGGAGGATACATAGCCAACAATGTTTCTTTTGTTTCTTCTGTTAAGTGGCTGGCATCATCCCAGGTGGCGCGCTGCATGTACTGGCCTTTGCCGGGATTATCCATAAAGCTGATAACTAATTCGGTGCGGCCATTTTCAGGGGTAAACGTTAATATCCCTCGCCCACCTTTGCCTCTATCGCCTGTAGCTGTACGCGTTAACACTTGTGGGTATATCTGGCCGTCTTGCGGCTCCTCATCGATGTGATACCAGTCAACACTGTCACCCATTAGTGCGTGTTGGCCTTGCGTGTATGACCAGAATTGCAAACGGGTAGTGCCGCCGCTTACATGTTTGATTCTTACCTCACGTACAGCGCGAGGGGTTCCCATCATGGGAATTGCATCTAGTATTAAATCTCTGTGGATTAATCCACCAAGTAGCACACCGTTTGAATATGAACCAACTAGAGGCGCTTGAAGTAAATCACGGATCTTTTCACCTGAATAACCAAGCACCCAGATTAATGGCGCGTGTGTGAATCTGTGACCATCATAATCATCTGGATATAAGCCAGTGGCGTGCATAGCATCAACTAAACAGCCTGTGTAAGTTTTACCGACACGGTTGGCCGCCATAAGTAAACAAGCGCGGCTAGATGCTGTTTCTGTGATGAATCTTTTTTGCCATGGATATAATGCTGAGAATGACGAGGCGATTAGATTCTTCTCTGCTCGCCTGTGCTTCTCTTCAAGTAGTTGCAGGTATTCTATTTTTTGTTCGCGGGTTTGTTTCATTTAGCAAGACGCTGTTCAAGGCTTTCTATCCTTGCGTTTAGCTCTTCGTCACTGATTTGATCAAAGCTATGCGTGTTATGTACTTCTGACTTCTCAGCATATCCATGTTTAGTCAACATAGTTCGTGTAGTTGCTGAATCAAACTCCTTTGTTAATCCCTTGCCAACTAGTCTACGCTCTTGATTTAACATGACTTTCTCAGCTACGTCGGAAAAGCCGCTTTCGACGTCTTTAGCCCACTCGAAAACAGTGCTTCGATTTACGTTAAGAACTATTGCAAGCCCAGCCATTAATGGAACCGGATCACCATACATTTCATGGTTGTCAACATAGTCGTTTGCTTTGTCGACTAGCTCTTGAGTTAACTTTGTTGGCCTTCCGCCTACGTCTCTAACCGCTTTAACTGTCTTAGCCATGCTGTTGGCCTCTTGTTGTGTGCTTATTGTGATTTTACCATACCTTGGTATAAATAAAAGACAATTGTTTTTAGGGAATTGTTTAATTATGGAATATAATAACGTAAATTTACATAACACATGGTGATTTACGTGTCAATAACTAACTTTGGCCTTACAAGCATTCTTGGCAGTTCTATCAATGTCGCTGACTTCAAAACAATATCAAACTTGCGTGAATTCCCGCTTGCTATCAATGGCGTAATCACTTTACCCAGTGGTGCGTACATGATAACCACCACAATTGACTTGCTAGGCTCTCGTATAGTTTGCGGTGGCATAGTTGCGCTGTTTGGCACATCCTCAGAAACGTCATCAATTAAATCTACCGGATTGGGTGCTGGGCTTGCAATGATATCCAGTGCTTACTCTCTTCCCATGATGAATATTTCATTAACATCTCCCGCTGGCGCCAAAACGTTTAGCTTAGTTACTGTTGACGCCACCCAGGCTATCGACTTTACAGCAGTGAATTTTGTTGATTGCGAGACAATCGGGACAGTATCGGGATTCAACAATTTTATCATGAATCAATCGGCATTTATTGGCAGTGCTGGCTTAACATTTGACGGAACGATAGGGACGATAGGGTTTAACAACACGTCATTTGTTAGCTCAACTGGCACTGTGATAACTTTGCCACCGACTCTAACTATTACGCGTAGATTCAGGACTTCATACTGTTCTATGCGTGTTACCGGAGGCACTGGGATAGATTTTAGCACCTCAGCAACCGTACCGAATCAAGGTTATGTTTTGGATACTGTGTCGTTTACTGGTGGTGGCACTTATCTTGCGGGCGTTGCGTACACAGATAATAAAGCTAAGTTTCTCGAATGTAATGGAATTAACAACTCTAACACAATCGGATTTGCAACAATTACAGCTAATGCTACTGCTACAACTATCACCCTTAACGTTCCAATTAAAGCCGCAGGAACTTACACCTTGGAATCAATATCACAAAGATTTTCTCTGTCATCAGATAAACTACTTTGTAATAGTGCATTATTGCAAACATATAAAATTACTGCTTACGCGACTCTTTCTAGCGCAAATAATAATATTGTCGGCATTTACATTGCCAAAAATAATACAGTGATTACAAACTCAGTTACCTACACAACGACCAACGGCGCCGGAAGATCAGAGAATGCAAGCTGTATGACTACTGTATCGCTCGCATCTACTGAAGTGATTGATTTGTGGGTAGTCAACACCACAGGGTCAAACAACATTACTGTCGAATATATGACCCTGTTTGCTGAGTTAATTAAATAATCAACCTGTAATACCACGCGTAGTTATTCCAACTGTGGTCGATGTTGTTGCGGTTCCTGCGGCAATTTGCAGTTCATCCATACTCATAATGTCGATTGTTCCCGCGTTTCTCAGCGTCACTGCGTAGTCAACTACAGCCTTCCAAATTGTTTCGCTTGTATGAGTAGCACCGGACAATGCCTGCAATCTGTGAGTGAAAATAATCAACGTCCCACCGTTCAGCACAGCAGAATCTATTGACGCTATCCCGTCCGCAGCAGTTGTCCATGCGTTTGAGCCCTCACCTTGCAGATGATGCAAACCGCGTTCTGGTACAAGAGGATAAGATTTGGCTATTACTGTCCGGCCTGTTTTAAAGCCTTGGTTTTTAATAGTTGCAACAGTTGCGGGATTAAAATCGCCGAGCGGATAACTCAAATTTGTCCAGCCAACGTAACCATTTGTGATAAGAAAGCTTTTATTTAAATTTAGGTCATCAATGAGCTGCTGATTAGTTAATGTCGTATAACTAAAATCACCGTGGCAACCTACAGTCCAGCCAGCGTCCTGCATTTCGTGCAATTGCGCAGTGGTGAGAAAGTTTGTAAGACCTATTTGGCCAGCAATTGTGTACGTTGTGCCCTTGATCCCTTTTGATTGTAGATAGGGAAAAGCTATTGTGTAATCAGTGTCGTTCGAATCATCGAAAGTAAAACACACTATCGGGCGCGACTGCTTCACTTTTGCGTGCATCTCGCCAAAATCTACAATGCCGCCCGTGGTGATATTGGTGGCGCGCAAATACATGCGGTCAAACCAAGTGGCGTTCGAATTATAAGCCGGGGCTGGTGCTTGGGCATTCATTTCTGCGCCAAGCCACATCATCGGGAACCACTCGTTATTCGAGCATATTGTCTCTTCAGATAAGCTGTTTATTGTGAAAAGTCTTTGATAATAACCATTTGATGAAAATGGATCACGCCAGAAGAAATTCCCAACATTATTAGCGGTAGCTTGGTTAGGCAATCTGATCCACTGCATGTACCAGCCAGTTAGATAATCTGTAGGCGTAATTGTTTTAATTGACTGATAAAATGTCGTGTTCGCCCCTGTTGCAGTTAATCGCAACGCGCTGCTTTGACCTGAAGCTGATGAAGCGTCCGTTATCGACAAATTACCTGTGCCGCCGCTAGACCAGCCAGCAGTCGCGTTGCAAGCGTCAACTAAAGTTTTAGTAAAATCTAACCAAGCCATATGTCACCTAAATTTGATTTAACATAATATAAAATCGTTTACTTTTTAACCGTCACATACGCAGACGTCATTTATAACACTACTCAACCATTTGTAATTGGTGAGAAATCTGCATTTTGGATTGAAGCTACTACGGACGTAAACAATACAATAGTCAGCGGTAGATTAAGCGGTATTGAATTTAGAGATGTTGATGCTTAACTTCGAACCGCTAAATAAAAACCCACCTAAGTGGGTATTCTTACTAACTTGTAATCCCACTCGTTGTAATTGCACCAGTGATTCCTGCGCGTGTTAATCCGCCTAGTGTCACAACACCATTGATCATTGTTATCTGCGTGACAACTTTATTGCTTGCCTTCCACCACCACAATGTTTGAGTGCCTGTGTAGTCAGTATGAATAAGCGTATCGGCGCCGATGTTGCTTGTAACCACGCCAAGTGTCGCAGGAGTATCAGATGTAATTTCGTCTGTTGTTAGTATCGCGTAGTACGTTGCAAGCGCGCCTACACCAGTGCCCAAGCTTGTGATTGCTATGTACTGTTGCGCTGCGGCTTCAGCTACTATCATCGTCGTAGATGCAGATGCTAACGTGCCGGTGATGACTACTGTCTTGCTGCCGTGACCTGCGATTGTTGCGCCATCGACGCGGCTTGGCATTGTGAACGTGCCTGATCCACCCGTTCCGGAAACAGTTGGGACGTTTACGCCGTGTACTGTCATTGCAGTAATGGTGCCAAGGCCTGTATAGGTGAAAGTGCCACTGCCGCCGTGCTGGATTGAGCTTGTAATTGTGTCTACTGATTCTGCTGGTGCATCATTCAGATACAGCACAACATGCGTATACATTGGAGCGCCAGCAGATTCCGTCCAGCCAAATGTTAAATTGCTGCCGGCGCCTGCTGCGCTTTGCGTTTTAAATTGATGAACTCGCCAGCTGCTTGCGTTTGTGTATGTGCTTCTTAGCGTTTGTGATTCTGCCCAAGTTGTTGCAGACACATCGTTAAAGTCTTTATCAAAAGAATTAGCTTGCAAAAATGACAAAGCCAAACAATTTGTGGGAGCAGATGTAATTGTTAACGATGGAGCTGCATATGTTCCCGAGCTATGTAGTTGCGATTGTATTGCCGAAAGCGTGCCTGTGCCTGTTGTGCTTGCTACTACAATCGACGCGCTCGCGACTATATAGTCAGAGTACGTTGAAGTTAGATTTGCTGTTGCAGATGCCGAAGCAACCACTGAGTAAAGCGCAAAAAGTCCGCCAGCGGTTGTTATGTTGCTTTCTATTTGTGTTAAATTTTGACCGTTCCAAGCCGGAGTTCCGACCGTTCGCGCCCCATCAGGATTCCAAGTTATTGCAAAAAATATTCTGTTGCCAGATGTTGCAGTAACAGAAGCGCTAAAGCTTGTGCCATCAGCGATAACATTGGATGTGCTTACATGAGATACGCTCATTATATGTTGTCTCCTTCCGATACGGCAAAATCATCCATATATACGTATGTGCCAGAATTATCCCAAGTTACATCCTGCGCACCCATCAAGTAGCCCTTGCGAAACCCTGTAAATCCAGATCCTTTATCATCCACATCTAAACCTGTTAAATTCCATTTCAAAACGTCATTAATCCAGCATTGATAAATAGCGTCAGAAGCGTCAGTAGCCGTTGATGTTTTTACTCGCAACTTGACTTTTACCCATGTTCCACGAAGAGAATTATTTAAAATCGCGGCGTATTCTGCGGCATCGACAGGGATTTGACCAATATCTGTTGGATTAGTAAATACCCCGCCTTGCGCTCCAATTTTCGAATCCCCCGATGGTGTGTCAGCGTAATAGCTGGCGCCGAAGCGTGGCGATGAGCCATTACCCGTATCGCCGGATGTGGTTCCCCAAACTCGGAAAAATTTGTTGTTGCTTCCGCTTTGACTTGCGTTTGGGCCAACTGACGGTGACTCTGACCCGTTCGGATAATACAAATAAAATTTAAAATATAACTCTGGATATTGAGCCATCAAGTTATAGCGCAGCTCTGATATTGCTTCGGCTGCAATTCCGAAATTAAATCTGACGCAATTACCGCTAAAACCTGCGCGACTGAACCCAGATATTACTGATACGTTTGTCGATGTTTCCCAAAAATTAGCTGCGGAAAGCTGCTTTGTGAGATCGCCAGACGCGAAATCGTCTGTAAAAAATGCGCCGTTTGCAGCCGTAGTAGCTGTATAAGTATCAGACCCCGATCCGATGGTTAGCACTGCATTCGCCGCAGTTGAGTTTGATGCGCTTGCAGTTACTCGCACAGTCACAGTCTGATTAACATTTACTGTTCCCGCTGAGCTTACGTAAGATCCGCTATCAATTTTATACGTGCCGCCAGTGATCGAGATTGCCGCCGCTGCGTTAATGCCTAACACTGTAATCGTGTTCGACGTGTTGACAGAGCTAAGCGCTACGCCAGTTACGTCAGTGAACGTAAATGCAGTAGGCGTAGTGTCAGCAGCAGTACCGTCATAAACTGCTAATGGCGCAACAGGATTGATGTTCGGTATCAATATCCCGCGTAGATCCAGTGTGCTCGCCATTATATGGCCGCCAGAATTAGTGTTATTAGCTTGATTGCATTCGAGCCAAATAGCGCATAGATAGCACTACACACAAGCCATGCAAGTGATGCACGTATAAGCCAAGTCTGGGCTGCATTGTATTTTTTGACTAGCGGGACAAGCGGAATTAATGAAGATGTAGTTATTTTAATTTCGTCGATATCTTTAGCGACTTTTTCCAGAGGGCTTTTTAGAGACTCAACTGTCGCTCGCAATTCTTCGTGATCTTTGCGAAATTCTTTAATGTCAACATCATGCTGTTGAACTAAACGCTCAACACGTAGCGCATCTTCCAACATAGCTAACATCCGCATTTGATCTGCTTGGCATTGTTGAGTGGATTTTCTTGCGTCTGCATGTTCCTGCATAGTTATTCGTCCGCACCAGTGGAATATATGTGGCTAAATTACCACCTTTTTCAATGTGCTTCAACTGATAGAGGAAGGTTGTAAGAACTGGCGACAGCTCACCAGCTTCTATCTTTGCCCTCTGGTCACGTAAAAACA